ACCGCCGCCGCCAAACATACTTGAGCCGCCTGGTTGTGATTGACTGCCTCCACCCTGCCCACCCGCATTTAATGTACCGCCTGAGCCAATGCCACCAAGACCGCCAACTGGACTATTTGCGCCCGATCCCCCACCTGTAGCTGAAATAACTGTAACTGGAGCAACTCCAAATGATGAAGTTGCTGTAGCGCCACCAACCGTATATGGTTGAGGGCCTGGTAAAGATGGTGCAGGATAAGTTTTTATTGAAGTCCCGCCGCCGCCGCCAGAACTGCCCGCACCCCCTGGGTTTAATCCGCTATTACCACCACCTCCAACAACAGTGACTTTAATTGCTTTTAAACCAGCGGCTTTTGTCCATGTTCCAGGAGAAGTGTATGCGTTTAAAACAGAAACACCTGTAGCCCCCGCAGATGCTTGAACAGTTGCATCTGGAAAAGTTACTCCAGGTGCGCCAATTGATGTTGTTGCCATGCTTTACTCCTTTAACTTCCTGTTACTGAACCACCAGCGGTGATTGCTCCGGTTGATGTAATTGTCACTATGGTTGTTGCGCCATATTTAATAAGCAAATCTGCCCCAACTTGTGAGATTGTAAAATTTGTTCTACCAAAAGCTGTTGCGGTTGCGGCATTGATATTCCAATTGCCAGTAGCTCCAGTTCCAGTTGGTGAAGGAACATCAGTACCAATTTCAAGGCCAAGATTTGTTCTGGCAGCAGATGCTGTGGCTGCGTTTGTGCCGCCTTTGGCAATTGTCACAGGCGCATTGAGTTGACTAGGTGGAACACCGCCGGAAGAATCCAAACTGTTGGAAAAGTTGGCTAAGTTCATTGCTTGGGTCATTTTGTACCTTTCAGCATTTCTATTTCAGATTTTAAGCTTTCAAGCTGCTTTTGCATATCGTTAAACAACTCCCTCATGCTGGGTTTGTATTCCAACTGGAACGGCATGTCCATACCTAGAACACCAGCAGATCCCCCAGAAGATGCAGATGCTTCGCCAGATTTATTGAAAGCAACAAATTGAGCCGGTTGACCACTGAACGACAAAGCGCCAATAATGGTGAAGTTGTAAATAAGAGATGCTGAACCAGGCATTGTGTAATCAGTGCCAGGCTTTAATAAAACGCCACAGAAAAACATCAAATGTGAATTTCTGTAAAACTGAGTTGGGAATACCACATTGGTGCTTGCATAGGTTGTTTGCGTGTAGTTTTCAGAAAAGATCAAAGCATTAGCATTGTTAAAAGAAAACACTACGATATTGCAATCACCACCAACTGAAGGATTAAATAACTCATAACCTTGATTTGTTCCAATGTAATCATAGTCTGAGTCAACAATCATTACGCCGTTAATGAACAAAACTTCAGCGCCATCAACATTGGTCGTGACTATTTGCGTCTGACCATAAACCAATGTTTGGTTTTGAACAACAAATGGAACTTTGTCTGCTGATGTTGTTGCGTCAATTAACCTGATGTAGTACATCTGAATAATGTCGCCAACTACACATGCACTTGCTAATGTGACGGTGGTCGTTGTTCGAGTAAAGTCAGTGCCAGGCTTTAAAAACGATCCATTACGAAACACCAATATTTGATCTGTTTGAGTATTTGAAAAAGTAAATGCAGTTTGTCCGGCAGTTGCTGTTGTTTGCAATGTGCTGTAAAGCACAGTGTCAAGTGGTGATGCTTGAATAATTCGACCAAACTGATCAACTTCAATTGCCGCCGTACCCGCAGGATCAAATGAATAACCGCCAGAATCTCTTCCCTGACCGTATGGGTCAAGGTTCAAATTAACTATGCCATTAGCTCCAAGGTTGGAATATCCAATGCGACCAGAGGTTGGGCTAGTAACACTTGCCACCAGCAAACCTGACCTTGTGTACACATCAATGTAGGGATCGGCAGTAACTGTTTGCCCCGTAATGTTTAGCCAGCCCGTATTGTCGGGAGCATCATTGGATAAATTAAGTTGGACAGTATTGCCGCCAGTTGTTCTGACCCAAAGATTCAATCCAGAACCAAATGAGCCTCCAGCCGAAAACCATGTGTAATCAGCAGGGTTGGTGTCAATTGCAATGACATCGGACGGTTGGAGGCCATACCAAGTCTTTCCAGCAGGATCGGTGTTTACCGTGCCGCCAGTAGAACTGGTTCCATACAACACCAACAAATATCGGTAAGGCGATTCAATGATCAAAGGAGTGCTGGAAATAATGCCAAGATCGCTCATTGCCCCCAAAGTGGCAACATCAAGATTTAAGTTTGTCCCATACAAATACGGGATGTATCCAATCGGCTTGTTTTCAGCCGGAACCAATGAAATGTTTCTGCCGCCAAAGCTGCGGTAGTACAACTGATAGGTAGAACCAAAAGCAAATGGCGACCATTCATAATCCAAAGGGTCTGTTGATGCAATATTGTCTTCAGATGTGTAAATGCCATAAAACAAAGCACTTGTTGGACTATCACTAAATCCTGTGCCCACACTATCAGTAGCAAATTTGATAGACATCCATTGCAAGAATGGTTGAAACGGGTTGTCCAGATCAATGGATCTCAAAGGCACAAGCCGCCAGTTTTGATTTAAATCAGGCGCTTCCTGTGAAGCGGCAAATGATGCGTGGCGACCACCGGCAGTAACCACCCACAGCGTTTTGGTGGCTCCAAAGCCTCCAGTAACTTGGAACCATGTGTACTGGTTGGGGTCAACGCTTTCTGTGACTGTATCGGTGTTGTAAATTCCAAAGTACAGTCTGCCGTAAGGGTTGTCTGTGAAATTTAAGCCAGCGGTGTTGTCGGCATATTTCACATCTAAATATCGATATTGATACTGAAGCAAAGTGCCAACAGAATTGGAAATAAAACCTGTTTCTGGATTGTTGTTGACAACGTATTGCCCAGGCGGTGTCTGAGGACTCAGGTTTGCCAAGATGTAGTTGATCGCCTCAGAAATCTCTGATGGCGTAGGGTTGCCGTCAAGTAAGAACGGCATTAGAACGCATCCTCAACAACACTGGCTTGCCAATTCATGGCGGTCAAATTCCATGCATATATCGCATCATTGGATTCAACCTTGATGGACACAGTACGCACAGAATTCTGTTGGGTAGTCACCCAAGGATTGTCGGTCACTATGCTCACATGACCTGTTTGACCATAGGTTGGATCTTGAGCAGTTGAATTTGCCCCGCCAAGGGTGATGTCAACCGTCCCAGTGCCAGCAATTTCCGGCAGCGCACGGTGGATGTACACCTTGGAACTGTAAGGAACCGGCCCTTTTTCAGTCTGCAAAACCACATTGTTGCGTTCAAACAACGATGGAATGGCAGATCCACTAAACGAAGTACCTTGACCGGTCTGAACAAGCTGGGCGCTGGACACCCCGCCACGCCCGTAGGCAACGCATCTGGAGGCGTATTGAAAGCCTGAGCTATACACAGGTGCTTCACAAGCGTTACAGGCTCCCTGAACGTCTTTTGGAGCGTTCCAGACATTAAGGTCATACCGCCATGACAGCATCTTGTTGCACCAGCCGGTACTGTTGAGATCAGGGTAATAGATCTCAATTTGATATTTTTGTGTGTTGTTGACCATAAACAACCGGTCTTGATAGGTCGGGCTCAAGTTGGCAAAAAAGTAATTTCTGACTTTCTGGTTGCCAAGCGAATTGAAATTAGACCCGTCAAATACCCAAATATCACGACTGTCTACCCCGTAGACGTTTTGGTCAGTGTTGGCCCAACAATTGTTGTTCAGCAAGCCACGGCCTTGATTGAACAGGCGCACTCCAAAAATTGGAGCGGTGCTGCTTTGGTAGGCTATAGGGCTAAACACTACGGTATCCCAGTACGAGCAGACATAAAAGTTGCCGCCCAAGAAAAATCCATCAATTAACGGGCCACGCACAGGCACTTCTTGTTCGTTGGCAATGTTGGTCAGGGTTGGCTCCCAAGTGGCTGGAACACCGGTATTTGCAAATGCTTGTGACCATCTGACGGTCGTTGGGTAGTTAACGGTGACGCTGGTATCCAAATCTTCGGTCAGGTTGCCAGCAATCAGGATGTTGCCAACATTGGGTGAACAGAAGTTGCGTACAAACCCTGCACGGGTTGCCACCACGCCAGAACCGTAGTTCCAAACATAACTGTCCGGCGCAGAATCATAAATTTGAATTTCAGTGTCGGTCGGACGGTAATACATCGGTGGGCGCAATGTGTCATTAATGAAAAACACACCTCCAACCCATGATGTCGTAATGTTTAAGTCATTGTTGTATCCAGACAAAGCTGCATTGGGATTGGCTCCAAATCCTGGGGTAATGTTGGTAATACCACTGGCTGTAATCTGATACCACTTACCTTCAAGAGTAGCAACAATGTAAACCCATGTTGCTTGTGTCCGAAAATTGCCGTCCATGAAAATGGTGTTGCCTGGCACTGCCGACAAAATAGTTTGTTCGCCACTGACTTTTTTGATGCCACGCACGTCTGCTTCTACGTTCAACCCGCTGTTGTACTCGTTTGGGCCCAAAGCATTGCTGGGCACATTGGGTGTGAAACTCATGTTCAGGAACGGGGTTCGCAGACGAGTGTAATCAGACATAGTGTTCCTCGGTCGTATCCCCTTGATTCTAGAGGTTTTTGGCTTGTATGTGAGGGATGATTTCCATTGGCATTAGGAAGCTGTCAATGTTGAATTCGGTGGCATCCCACCACAAAAACTGGTTTGGAGTCAAAAAACACCGGTCTTTGAGCAAATTTGTGTTTTCCGGATGCCCAAAGATCAGCGGATCGGACACTGACCACAGCACTACGCCTGGTTTGTTCTCTGTCCAGCAAAGGTGCTGAAAGAAACTATCCACACCCACCCATGTCCGACATTCTTGAATCAGACTGCAAAGCTCGGCAATAGGCAGATCACATCTGAAATCATCAACCAATTGCTTTTCGCCGGTCACGCCAATTTGAACAATGGGTTCATCAATCATGGCAATCAATGTTTGCCAATATGGAAAATTCTTAGGGTTTACCTTGCCTGACAACAAAGCCTTGGAAAATGGATGGATGATGATCACAGGTACATCCTTTCAAAAGCCTTTTCTAAGCTTTCTGTCCATTTCCATTGATCCATCTTTTTATAGATGTTCCATTGCTCGATGTCGCCGTACAAAGACATGGCAGTGGCAATAGATTCGCCTTGGACGACATCCGGATAGCAAGTAAACACCCGTGCATTTTTAATCTTGGGAAGAACCTTGCTAAACACAATGTGGTCACCCAAACCGCAATTCAGCACAACAATTGTGCCGTTTGCCATAGCAAGGTAATTCTTGAATATCTGGTTGTCATGGTCATACAGTGACGGGTCTTTTTCTGTTCGGATGCCGCCATGTGCGTCTTTCAAATGCCATGAGATTGCATTGGGCACGACAAACAGCTTGTACCCTTTTTGGTGCAATCCATAGGTAAATATGGTTTCTTCTCGAAATCCAACTCTGGACAAGCCAAGGTTGTAATCGTGTACGCCAGCACGATAAAGAAACGATTGGTAAAGATGTTCGACTTGTTTCTTTTCTTTGATCAAGCCCCATTGAATGTTTGGTTCCCGATCAATGTTTTCAATCAAACCGGTTGAATTGAAATACTCCAACGGTTGCGGTGGATTCATGATTGTCCCGCCTACAGCGCCAACATCATGTGTAACGTGTCTACAAAGCGTTTCAAGAACTTTGGGCTCAGGTACAGCGTCATCATCAACACGCCATACAAACTCATAACCCATTGTGTTTGCTATTTGATGGATATGGTGCTGACCTTTTTTGTGAGCAAACAACCATTCCCACTGAATGCCTTTGCTGTCCAGCACATAAAACAGGTTTTGGTACAGCCCTTCTTCCCGCATGTCTTTGGGCTCATCATTGTCATCAAAGATGATCAGCTTGTCAGGCAATCTAGTCTGATTCATGATTGCCGTAATAACCAAAGGAAGGGTGGTGAAGTATCTACCTCTGGTGGCAATGGAGCAAAGTACCTTACTCATTGTCCCACCGGCAAATCATCAAGTTGCAAGGATTGCTTTGCGTGATGCGCTCAGGCGTGTCTGATATTGCTCCAGCTTCATTGATGTAATGAAACTTAAAGCCAGGGAAGTGACTTTCATTTAAGCCATGCAATTTGTGATGCGGCCCCCAAAAGCCAAAAGGCTCATTCATAGGTACGGTAATCAACAGTCGCTTGCAATGTTGTTTGAGTCTTTCAACAACTTCAAGTCCATTGTCCAAATGTTCAATGACTTCAAAAGCCACAATGGTGTCGTACTGTTCCAAACAAAACTTGTTGATATCTGCATTAACAAAATTGGCTTTGTATCCCCAATCTTGTTCTTTTGCTACATCAATGATTATTGGGTCGTAGTCAACACCTGTGTAGTCAATATTTTTAGGAAAGAACTGAATGCCATATCCGCTTGAGCAACCTATTTCAAGTACTCCTGTGCCAACAAGATTTTGGCTTGCGTACTGGTATCTTGTAACCTCTCTTGGAAAGACTTGATCGCCTTTTAAGAATACTGCTCGTTCCCAATGATTTGACAAGCGCCACCGATACCAATCGTAGTTGTATTTCTTGGCAAGCTTGAGTGAGTTGCGGAGAAATATGTTGTCCCAGCCTTGCACCAAATCTGGGTCATGCATTGTGCCTTCACCCTTGTGGTAGATCGGGAATCCACCAACATATTGAAAGCCTTCCCAAGTTTTGTTCAGCACCTCAATAACTTCAAATCCTGCTTTTTCAGCTTCAATGCAAAACTCAGTGTCTTCTCCACCGCCAACACCGTACTTTTCGTTTAACAAGCCAATCTTGTCAAATACCTTACGGTGAATCATCACGCAAAAGAAAACAGCAAAGTCTCTTCCTGCTGGTTCTGACATTCCCTTGATGATGCAAGAGATGCCGCATTTAGGATTGTTAAATGGCTGGTCAAAAAGATCAACCCAGTAATTCTTTACTTGATCAAGCAAGACAGTGTCGTTGTTGAGCAAGATAATTTTGTCCGCAGTGCAAAGATTAATGCCGATGTTTGTGGCCTTGGAATATCCAAGTGGGTCAGCATTCCATGCAATCACCAAGTGTGGAATTGCTGTCTTTAAATATCGAAGATATTCAAACGTGTTGTCTGTACATCCATTGGCTGACACAACCAACTCTACGTCAGTCATGTCAGTGTATTTAATAATGGAGTCTATGCAGGGCTTTAAGTACTTTTCACAATTGTTGTATGTCGGAATGACAATACTGTATTTCATGCTTTTCAATCCTATGTTGTGGTCAATTCAATTTTTTTAAATTATAGATAATTATTTATGTTTGTTCTTTTGGATATTTAGCTTTGACTGCTTGGACTGTTGCCAGCATTTCAGCAGCGGCATCCCCACCCTTCCACAATGCATCAAGCTGGTCGCCTATAGGCGGGTACTCAGCCGCACGTTTGGCTTTATACGCATTAGGATCAACCCATGCATCTACTAATGTTTGGTCAATTAATACTTTGTTTCCGTAAATATCCCTTGCAATTTCCCCGCCTTCAACCGAAACAACTGTTGGATATAAATTAAATATTGCAATATCGTTCATGCAGCTATCTCCATTACAGTGATTGTTGATGATCCATTGGGATCACTAGCGTCATTTCTTACAGTTCCATTTATTACCCAAGTTGAAGTGCCACTCACAGACTTTGCTTGCAATTTGTACGTTAATGCGCTAGTAGATGCGGGTGAATCTAGATAACTGTTAGTCGCTGATAAAACCCAATAATTATTACCGTTAGCGGTTGCCATGCCAATAAAAGTTTTTTCTCCTGCCGCACCTTCTGCTAACCTAGTTCCGTTTCTATCTAAAATGCAAGACACGTTTTGATTGCCTGATGCATTAAAAGCAATAGTTGCCAAAACAAATATTTTACTGGTGTTACTGGTTGGTGTTATTGTTACAGTCATTCCGGTTACATCTGCAAGTGTGGTGGTGCTACTAAATGATGTCCTTGTGTTGTAGTTTGTACTTACCACTTGCAACACAGTTCCTGTAGGAAGCCTTGCTTTTGCCAATGTGCCAGACGAAATGTTTGTTGCATTTAAAGTTGTAAGTGATGCTCCTGATCCGCTAAAAGAAGTTGCTGTAAAAGCGCCAGTAGATGGCAAAAATGAAATAGGTGAAGTTGTTGAAACAGTAGGCGTTTGGTTGGATCCAGCCGCAGCTACACCAACCACATATTGAGTAGTTGCCGCCACGCTTGCTGTTGCATTAATTGCAGTGCCTGGGCCAGCAGCGCCAGAAAATCCTGACAATCCAGAGCCAGAATATCCACTGATGCCGGAATATCCGCTAAATCCAGAAGTACCTGTAGATCCATTAGCACCTGAATATCCGCTAAAACCCGAAGTTCCTGTACTTCCATTAGAGCCAGAGTAACCACTAAATCCAGAAGTACCGTTTGTTCCATTTGTTCCATTAGAACCTGAATATCCTGAAAACCCAGAAGTGCCGTTTGTGCCATTGCTACCGGAATATCCACTACGGCCTGAATAGCCACTGTATCCAGAAATACCACTAAATCCAGAAGCTCCATCAATGCCATTTGAACCTGAATAGCCGCTGCGACCGCTATATCCAGAAATGCCGGAATAACCTGAAATACCGGAATACCCGCTTACTCCTGAGCCAGAATATCCACTGATTCCGCTGTAGCCTGAAATTCCAGAATAGCCACTAATACCACTGTAGCCAGATATACCTGAACCTGAATAACCAGAATATCCAGATGTACTATTTCCACTATAGCCACTTATCCCAGAGTAACCAGATTGTCCATACATTACTTGTGTAGCAGTAAATATTACAGATGGTGTTCTTGGATAAGTTCCATTACCTGCAATAGTTTCTAAAGATACATTTGCATTTGTTGTATCCCAATACAGTTGTACATAATCATTTGCAGTTACATTAAATACAAAATTTACTGTTAATATTTCAGATGAAAATGCACTACCCTGTTTATCAGGCACATCAAAATGAGAATTGGTATCAGGAATATTTGTTCCATTTTTCTTTAACCAAATTTGTGTAGAGCCATTTGCCGTACTAGTGTTAGTAAACTGGATAGAGAAAGTTAAACTATAAGTGCCACTATTAGCAAATACAATTCTTGAAGTTGGGCTACCAATAGATACACCAGTATTATCTAAATCATAAGAATTAAAAGTTATTGGAGTTGGTGTATTGATTGTTGTAGTTTGAGTTGTTGTATCCCAAAATGAACCCCAGTTACCTATTGCTCCACCTGCACCAACAGCACCTGAGTATCCGCTATAGCCTGAGAATCCACTATATCCGCTTGTGCCAATGCCACTATAGCCTGAGTATCCTGAGTAACCACTTACACCTGAACCCGAATATCCGCTGATACCTGAATAGCCCGAAATTCCTGAGAATCCTGATGCTCCATTTTGTCCGCTGATACCTGAGAATCCGCTATACCCACTAATCCCTGAAAAGCCTGATTGACCAACAGCACCTGAGTAACCGCTAATTCCTGAGAAGCCACTCCATCCACTAATTCCGCTGTAGCCCGATTCGCCTACTGCACCTGAGTAACCTGAGTATCCTGAAGTTCCAACAGCACCCGAATATCCCGAATAACCTGATACTCCGCTTCCGCTGTAGCCCGATATGCCTGAAAACCCACTATATCCCGATTGACCTGAGAAGCCCGAAGTACCTACTTCTCCCGACCATCCACTATAACCACTAATTCCTGAATCGCCTGAGAAGCCCGATATACCTGAATCTCCACTCCATCCCGAAATTCCGCTATCACCTGAATACCCTGAGATGCCTGACTCGCCTGACCATCCTGAGATTCCCGAATCACCGCTAAATCCACTATAGCCCGATATTCCTGAATAGCCCGAATCGCCATTTAATCCTGAATATCCTGATTCACCGCTGAACCCTGACCAACCGCTAATTCCGCTATCACCACTAAACCCTGAGATACCGCTATCCCCTGACCATCCCGATATACCGCTATCACCACTAAATCCTGAGTAACCTGATTCACCCGAATAACCTGAGAAGCCTGATAAACCTTGTGGTCCAACTATCTGCCCTGCATCATACCAAGCAGAGCCATTCCATACCCAAAGGTTTCCATCAGCAGTAACAATGTATGCATCATTAACTTGATTGCCTGTTGGTGGCAAATCGCCAACTGTAGGCACTTCACCTTTAACATTAATGCTAGTGCCTTGCTGACCACTATAGCCCGAATATCCGCTTGTTCCTGACTCGCCACTATATCCACTAATCCCCGAATCACCACTATACCCTGAGATGCCGCTATCGCCACTATATCCGCTTATGCCTGAATCGCCACTAAATCCTGAGATTCCTGAATCACCCGAATATCCTGATATGCCACTAAATCCTGAATAGCCCGACTCGCCCGACCAACCCGATATTCCGCTAAATCCGCTGTATCCTGAAATACCGCTATATCCGCTGTAGCCCGATATACCTGAGTAACCTCTTGGTCCAAGTATACCTCTATCGACATTTACTATTTGTGTTGGTGTAGGAGTAACTGCAATAGTTACATTGTTTTGGTCTACAACTGTTACATTCATATTTCCCATTATTCCACCACAATTCCGTAACTACGGACTAGAAATAAAAGAAAGATAATGTAATCATTTTGTGGGGTAAAAAGAGTTGGCGCAAAACTAATCTTTATTCGACCTGATACTCTTACACAATCTACAGCATTAATATTTAATTCAGGGTAATAATTCTTGACATCCAAAGTAACCG